AACTGTCTTTTAACGTATCTAATGCACTAAAATCCAATTCCCAATTATTGATATGAATAATTTCAGATTTTATATTAAATTGATCTAGAGCATGTTTTACCATTTTACCTAACATAAAAGTAGCCCCACAATTATCATCTTGTACTAAAAAAACTATGTTTCTCATATTAAAGTTATTGTTTGATTTTCAAAATGATAATGACATACTCCTTCTATCATTATGTTTTTATAACTACAGTCTATCACTCTACTATTAAAGATGTGTTCTAATAATTTTTTATATTTAGGTTTACTAATGAGATGGAATTTTTTTAAATTATTTCGTTCTACACAATTAGCTAAAAATCTTTCACAAGTCCAATCTTCAATATATTCCCAAACTTTTCCATTATAATTTTCTATTTCACTTACTTGTTTATAAGTTTTATCTAAATACTTTTTATCATTTAAAAAATCTACTTTAGAGGTATTTAAAAAATAAAAATTTGTTTGAGGAAAAAAATCTTCAACCATTACTTTTTCAATATCAAAATCATATGCTTGAAGGCCCCCAAATCCAACACCATTTATATAATAAAAATCAGAATCATCAATTTCTTTCTCTAAAAAGGATAAATCTAATATCATATCATTATCTGATTTACAGACCCAATCAATATTATTTTCTTTACAATAATCAATAATTAGGTTATCTAAATCCGCTACCCCGAAATTATATCCTCTATTAGCAGGACATTCTAATTGAACCACATTATCAAAATATTTTTCCCATATTTCAATATTTTTACATTTTAAATCTATATCTTTAGGATCACAATTAATAGATGTAATTATACCTTTAAACTTTTTTAAAAATATAAGATTATATTTAATATATCTTTCTACAAGGATTAAATCATCTTCAGACTTAATGTGTCCTGTAGTACCATACCAACTTTTATTTACTAAATCTTTTATTTGCATCCTAAAAATTCATTTAGTTTATCCAGATTCATTCTAGTATCTTTTGGAACATGAGGGGGAGCAGGAATACCTTTACTAAATGGAGCTAACTCCTTTAAATTTTTACTGCCTGTTCCTACATTAAAAACCCCACTAGCATTTTTATTAATTAGTTTTATAATTAGCCCCGCTATTTTATTTACTGTATCTCCTGAAGTATAAACATCCCATACTTCTGAATATGGGAATGGGTTTGGTTTATGTAGTTCTCTACAAATTAAATAATTACTATTACATAATTGAATGTATTCATCAGCTAATAATTTTGTAAGACCATACCAGGTATTTCCTGGGGCGGGGATATCTTCTTCAGTAGGCAATCCTTTATTATTAGCATAAACAAACTCAGTAGATATATGAACTAATTTTATATCTTCGTCTTCACAAACATCACTTAATAAAGCTACAAATTTAAAATTTATATCATAGTGAGGTTTTTTCTCAGTCGAATAAGTATCTGTATGAGCAATACAATTTATTACTACGTCATACTTGTAGATTAAATTAGCTAACCCACCATAATCATCTAGATCGGGTAAATTACCTAATTTTCTTGAAGCTATATCCCATTTAGTTTGTTTTATAATTTCATTTCCTAATAATCCATCTCCAAGTACTAATATTTTCATTTTGTTACTTCGTAATAATCTCCAACTTTAAATTTCATTTTAGAGTATATAGCAGCTGCACCTTCTTCTTCACTATATTTTGATAAAGGAATACATCTAAAATCAACACTTACTCTAGTATTAAGAGTATTATTTTGTTTATTTCCATGCATTAAGCTATTACCATTCCATTTTACTACTTGACCATAAAGAGTATTCATTGGTGAATAATCTGCTTTATCTTCTTCTGATTCAACCCAAATTGTATTTGTTGAATAAGCATCTGTAAATGGTAAGAAGAAATTTCTTTCTTCTTCATTATGAGAATAATCTCTATCTCTATGAAATTCAAATACACCTAAATTATTTACTAATTGAGTTCTAAATGTAGGTATTTTTTGGTACACTACATCCTCACCAAATGTTGGTTTTACAACTTCATTAATAAATTCATTATATAAAGGTAAAAATTTATCTAAGTTATCATAGTATCTTCTATGCCATACTGTTGATTGATCAGTACCTTTAACAAATAATTCGTAACTTTGTTTTAAATGAATTTTTTCTAGATTATCTGTTTCTAAAATATCTTCAATTATTTTTCTAAAATTGTATTTCTCGGTATCGTAATTTATAAATTCCATATTATTGATTAAAAAATTCTTTTATTTTATCACAAACATAATCTACATCTTCAACTGTCATTCCATGGTGCGCCCCTAGTAAGAAACCATTTTTCATGATAGTATCTGAGTTTTCAAAATCATCTAAATACTCTCTATAAACAGGGTGTCTAGTAACGTTCCCAGCAAATGTAACTCTAGTTTGTATATTATTATCTTCTAAGAAGTGAAGTAATTCAAATCTTTTTTCTGTTTGTAAAGGCATAGCTAGCCAATTTGGTTTAATACTATCATCAGGTAAAACTAAATCACCCACACCTTGTAAATTTTTAAGATAACGTTCAATATTATCTCTTCTAATTTTACTATTAACACCAAATCTTTCTAATTGTACAATACCAAATGCAGCATTCATTTCACTAGCTTTCATATGGTAACCTAATACTGAGTATAAAAATTTATGGTCATAAGGGATCCCATCTACTATATGATTAAATCTATCATCCATAATTTCAGAATCATCACCTAATCTACCCCAGTCTCTATATTGTAAACATTTAGTAACATGCTTTTTATCATTATACATTACCATTCCACCTACTCCACCAGCTGTAATAACGTGTGAAGCATAAAAACTGGTAGTAGCAACATCTGTTTCAGGTGTTTGAGTTAAAGTATCAGCTGAATCTTCAATTAGGTAAATATCTTCTCTACCCATATCAACTAATGCTTTTTTAAGTTTGGGCCAATCTGGTTTATTACCAATTAAATTTGGGAGCATAATTGCTGATGTATCATCTGTTACTTTAGCTATAACTTGGTCTATATTTGCACAATATGTAGTTAAATCTACATCTACAAATACAGGCACATATCCTAATTGAATAATAGGAGCTAACGTAGTAGCAAATGTACAAGCAGGGGTAATAATTTTTGTCCCCTTAGGTAAATCTAAAGCAGCAATAGCTAATAAACATGCTGATGAACCCGAATTAACAAATACACCATATTTTTTACCAAATGTTTTAGCAATTTTTTCTTCAAATTCAACTGATTTAGGACCTTGTCCTCCTAACCAACCTGATTTCAGAGATTCAACTACAGCATCAATTTCTTCTTGACCATAAGCTTCATGCTTATAAGGAGCATACCATACTTTTTTCATATTGTTCTATATCTTCTTTTATTGTTAAACTTTACTCTTGGGGCATTTCCCATATATTTTTTTGATTCAACTCTTCCGTTAAATTCATTACGAATTTGATTGAGTTGGTTGTTGCCGTTATCTTGATTTTTTATCATAATTTATCTTGTTGTAAATGTGTGTAAAACAAATAAAACCATACCTGAGAATAATATTCCCAATATTGTTTTATCGTTTTGAGTTACCTTTGGGTTATCTTTTATGTTTACTACTTCAAATAAACTATCTGGTGCTTTTTTATATTCCCAAGATGGTTTTTTAGCTCCACAGCTAAAGATTAAAATACTAACTAATGCCAATGCTATCATTTTCTTTTTCATAATGTACTATAATAATTGTTTTGTTTGACTTGTCTTTCTATTGTTTTAGGGTGTTGTAAAGCTAATTCAGTATGAGCTGGGAGGGGAGCATAAGTTTTAAATCCCTCTAGCTTTTCATGTACTTTATTTACCCATTTAATTTCTGGTTTGTTTTGCCAAATACGCCATTGATAGTCAGGCCAATTTATTCTCTCTTCATCATCTACATTCCATCTCCATTTATCAATATGTTCTTGAGTTAAACCTGATACTGTATTTACTCTAGGCACTAAATAGACTTCATTATCAGGATTACTTTCTAATATAGAAGGTAAGTGACCAAGTAAAACTTCCGTAACCATTTCATCAGCGTCAATCTGGAAGATATAGTCACCATTACAATATTCGGTTAATTTATTTTTCCAATCAGCAAAATGATTTTCAAAAAACCCTCTCCATACTTGAAAATTAGGTAATTTATTTAATTTAGTAAGCATATTAATTACTTCTTCATCACCATTTTTTTGGTCATAAAGTACAACAATTTCATCTTGTTGGCGTTTGTTAGCTAGTAAAAAGTCAACTAAACGTTTAACTTCTAACTTTTCATTACAAACAGTAATTGCATAACTTATTTTCATTTAATTTCAACTTTTATAGGTAAGGTATACCCACCTTCTTTTTTATGAAATCTAATTTCAAAATAACTAGGATCCATTAAAGGATTAATACCAATTTCTAATTTTTTTAATTGACCATTTAACATAGGTGGAGCATCAAATTTTGCTTCAGCAATAAATTTATGGTCCTTATCTTTAACTTCCAAATAACCATAATCAAACTGGCAAGAACAGGATACTTGTTGTCTGACTAAATGCCAGGATTCAGTCCAATCTAAAACTGTTAATTTCATTTCTTTAGGTTTAAAACTAAATTTTTCATTTAAATAATCTTGTCTTTTATTACAACCACAATCTTCTTTACCTCTTAACTTAGCTACATAAGTAGCTATTCTTTTTCCTTGGCCTAAAGTAACAACTGAGATTACTTTTGCTACTAAATCACCTAATCCTTTCATGGTATTACATCAATATAAGAAAGAGCATCCATAAAATCACGTTCTTCAAAATGTTTTAGTGTAGTCATGTCTGCTCTAAATTTTTCATCTTTAAATTTATCTTTTTCTTCTTCATTAACAGGAACTGCTTTTACTCCAGCCCATTTCCAGTTACTTCTAGATTTACCATCAGCAAATACCATTCCCTTATCTTTTATATTAATAGTTGTTGGCATCCAAATTTTCCCTGTGTCTTCTTCTTCATCCATTAACACTTTATACAACTCTGGGAGTAATTCCCATTGTTCATTAAAAAATTCGGAACCCTTAGTCATAAGACTATTAGACTGGAACCCACAACCATAACATAATTCTATTTTAATTTCATCAGTGACTTCTTGACTATAACAAGCATCAGAACCACATCTAGAACATTCTTTTAATTCATCAAAATTCATTATTCTACTTTTTGTAATTTAGGTAATTCAATCTCTGGTAGTTTTAATTCTACTTGAGTTGGAAAATCAGGTACATAAGCACTTAGTACATTATCAATTCTATTTTTCATTTCCCCATAACTAAATTGTTTTTTGCTATAATTTTTCTGTTTCTTAGAATTTGTACTATAAATTTTATATTTTTTATAACAATCCTTTAAATGTCTTCCTACACTAGATTCATCTACTTTAAACCATTGAGCTTCAGGAATTAACCAATTATTAGCAGCTGATGGATGTACATTTTCTAAAGTTCCATTTAATAATGTGCTCATATCTGGTTTAATAAAATCTAAGTGTCCTGACCAACCTGAAACTATTACAGGTTTGCCTGTTAGACTAAATTCAAGTAAGGGTCTGCCATATCCTTCCCCTTTGGTTAAACTAATCATAGCTTTAACTTTTGGGTGGTTATATAATTCATTCATTTCTGAATCTGTAAACTCTCCATTTATTAAATAAATGTTAGGCAATGAAGTTGAATTTATAGTACTTTTTATACTATTAATTTTATCTAATACTGCTTCTCTACTCATATATGAAGCAACTCCTTGAGATACTTTCAATATTAAAGCAGGTTTATTTTTAATTAAAGGTCCTTTAAATGTTTCATAAAAAGATTTAACTAAAACTCCTAAATTTTTTCTATCATGTCCAAAATGACCTTGCATCCAATGTCCTACATTTAAATAACAAAATGATTCAGGAATATCTTTAAAATCAAATGTTTTAATATCTTGAGAAGGTATAGATTTATAAATGTCTAAATTAGCCCCTTCAAACACTACTTCAATAGGTTTTTCTACTTTAAGTATTCTTTGAACTTGATTAGTGTTTTTATTTTTTACTTCATACTTAACACTTTCAAACATACCTTTAGCAAATGAGGATGAAACCCAGTTTACATTCATTCTATTTAATCCCTCAATCCATTCTTGTTTACATGCTGTAGCTTCAATTCCTGCTGTACAACCTATATTAAATTTGCCTTGAGGTTGGAATTCATTTGGAATTGTAATTTGCATCCAAATTTCAGGTTGTTGTTTTATTTGATTTGGTTGAATAGAATGATTATATAAAAATTCCCATTCAGGGTGATCTTTACAAAATCCCCATGAGGTACTTCCCCATCTTTGAGGTAAAAGTTTTACATTATATTTATCTAATTCGATTATAGCTTTAACTAAATCTCTAGATCTAGCTCCATAACCTGAGTAAGTGTCAAAAGGACAACTAATTACAAAAACTGGTTTGCTCATTTAATATATAATTTTATGGGTTAAAAAGTTACCTTTATGTTTAGTGGCATTAACGATTTCATACTTTTCTCTAGGTTTCCAAGTATCGAATAAAGTATTAAAAGCTTCCATTACTCTATTTGCTTGATGTTGAGCTGTAAATCCAGCTTCATCAGACATAGCCCATTCTCTACCTTTAAGACCTGCTTTTTTTCTTGTTTTTCTATCTAAGTTATAAACTTCAAATAATCTTTCAGTTACATCTTCCCAAGCACATCTATCATCATAGATATAGGGGGTTGGGGGAGAACCTTGTATTGATCTTGAAGTCGGGTAAACTGGAAATGCCCATTCACCATGTTCTTTGTAAGTACCTCTGTGATTAGAAGGTACTTCTGAACTTGGTGTAAACCACTCTCCATTCTCGTCAATGAATCTCATTTGATCTTGCATTCCACCTGTTACATTAGATATAATAGGTGTCCCAGCTAATATTGCTTCTGTGATAGTTAACCCCCAACCTTCATTTGAAGTAATAAGAATTTGAACATCAGCTATATTATAAAGCCAATTTAATTGTTGTTGGGATAATTTATTATGTGAAAACTTAATAGCATTTGGATAACTTTCTCCAAATAAGTATTCAGCTACTTTATATAAGTCAGTTCCAGCATCTGTAACAGCTTCTGTGTGTAAAACTAATTTACATTTGCCTGCTTTTTCTTTGTCTAAACCATCTAAAAACACCCTAAAAGCCATCATTGTATCTGGGATTTGTTTACGTCTAATGTTTCTAGAATTAAAGAATGCTACAAATTCAGGAATATCATTATTAAAGAAATCTTTCTTGAATTTTTTTAATTCTTCATCCTCATCTGAAATTGGTTTATAAATGTCTGGGTTTAAACCATGAGGAACATACCTAAGTAATCTATCTTTAGCTTTATCTCCTAATACTATATCATTAATATTTACTGTTTGTTTTGATATACCCATTAATAAATCACATGCTTCATAATATGCTTTATTATACATTGGAGCAGGATAATCATCCCAAATATTTAAGTAAGCAATAGGGATTTTCTTTCTAATCTCAGCTTCCATATTAAATACCCAAGTAAAATATCTTGGATCAGTAATTAACATAATGGCATCAGGTTTCTCTAGATTTATTATATTTCTTAATAAAAATGGATCCCCATATCCATTAACTGGGTATAAAAAGGTACTAGCATCATCTATACCAGCAACTTCATTAGTACTTTTACTAATGTCAATTTTTTTCCCTAGATCTGGATGTTTAATAGCTCCAGCAATATTGACCCAATTAAAATGATGTGCTGTATGTATTACAATTTCTTTAGCAATAGTTGCTACTCCAGAATGTACTCTAATATCATCACAGATTAATAATATCTTTTTTCTTTGGTCTTTAGGTATGTGTTTAAAACTTTTATTCATTTAATAACAATTTATAAGTCAAGATTTGTTTGATTGGTAATTTGCTTACGAAATTCATCATCTGTAAGGTACAAATAAACTGCTCGATCGGCAAGCTTTTGGAATGAAAACTTTCGCTTTACACATTCAATCTTAAAATTCTCGAATAAATCGCTTTTGATTTTTACACTGGTAAGTGTCATTTCTTTTTTTGCGTTCATAATCTTTATTTTAATAACATTATTTATCTATAAATATATGGAGATATTAAAAAATTATCCCTTCTCCACACGTTTCTTTATCTTCTTTAAATGGACAGAACATACAATTCCACTTTGAAACAGATTTGGGATATTCAATATCTTTAATTTCTCCATTTGAATTAAAACATTCATTAATAAAATTATTTATAGCTTTTTTAGCTCGTCCTAATTTAATTTTCCCACTAGGTGGGCTGAATGTTTGTACTCTATATGCTTGGTGTGGTGACATAATGTTGTCATCATTCCAATCTAAAACTTTTCTTTTAACAATGAAAAATTCAATATCTACATTACTAATAGGAATACCATATTGCTCACTAAAAAACTGTTTATACAAAAGTAACTGATATTGTTTATCTTCATTTTTCTTATCTCTAGCATTCCAACCTTTAGTACTTGTCTTAATGTCTATTATCTTAAATGTTTGTGTATTTTCATTATATAATACAACATCAAGGAATCCTGTATATTTTATGTTGGTATACATTTTATTTGGTGAAATAACAATTGGGATTTCGCATCCAACTAAATGCCATCCTCTTCTTGAAAAATACCTAGCTCGCTTCTTTTTAAACCAATTTAAAATACCAACTCCATCTTCAAAAAATTCTCTCATTTCTTCAGCAGATGAAAAATGTTGGTTATTATTTTTTTTATATTGGTTTTGATATTCACCTATAAATTTCTCTTGAAATAATTCTTCTAAGTTAATTCTATCTGCGTTTGCAGCACTAGTATCAAACATTACATCTAAATAATGTTGTAATACTTCATGTATAGCAGTTCCAAATACAGTATGAATTGATGATGTAAATACCTTTATCTTGTCTTTATATTGCAGTTTCCAACGATGTGGACAACCGCGAAATATAGACATTTGCGAATAAGAGACATTTTTCTGATAAGCAAAATTTATCTCTTGGGGAGGATTACTTTTAATCTCCCTAACTATTCTAGGTATTTTTCTAGCCAAAACTTATTTTTTCCATTTATCACGTCCCACTAATAAACCAATTATTCCATAATTAGCTATATCAATAAACGTGTCTTCCATTCCTTCTCCTTTAACAAAGTTTTTACCATTAATTATTAGATTTTTTAATCTACTAATTTTATCAGTTAACCTAATACATAATCCAGTTAGTGAGAATGTTTTGTCTTCTGGATTGGTTAAATCACCTCCTAAAGCAATATTATTTAACCCATAATCTAAATGCTTACGAGCAAACATTTCATACATTTCTTTTTGAATTGTTTTAAACTCTTTAGATAATTCTGGGTATTCAGCTTCAAAATGGGCTACTACATCACTGTAGGCTTTAAAATCTTCAAAGTTGTCTATACCTCTTTTAGCGTTCATAATTTCTCTATCGCTCATAATTTTTTCATTTTGTAATTCGTGCCATTTAGATATTGTATCACCCATTAACTACATCTTTAGTTGTAAAATATTTTTTAAGTGTGGATAATCTATCATCAGCGTCTACTAACATAACGAGAGCTTCCTCAGCATTTTTATAAAAATCTTCAGTTGAGTGATCTCCAATTCCTACGGCTTTGTTGCCTAATAATTCTAATGATAATAAAGCTTTGTCTTTATCTGCTTGTGCAGATGATTTTAACATATTGTATAATTCTAGTGTCATTTTAATAATGGTTTTATTTCTTTTTTTTCTAGTCCTATTTGATTTAATATACGACTAACTTCTTGGTTCCCCAAAATATTAATATATTCTCTAGCTTCTTTAGAAGAACATTCAAAATAATTTTTAATATGTTCTACTAAATCTTTGTTTGGCTGTTTAGTTTTTGATTTAATATATTTATTCCATTTATTATTTTTAGGAATAAATTCCTTATAAATGTTATAAATCATTACTTTTTCTTGAGGTGGAAATTCTTGAACATAATTTACTACCTCAATTAAACTTTTATCCATAGATATAAACCTATGAATCATATAACTATTAAAAACATCCCAATCTTTATCTGTAAATTCTGATGAGGGTGTTTTATATTGATTTATATGTTTGAGCCAATCAAATATATTAGAGCAACTCATCTGCTAATTCTTCTCTTAATTCTTTAGGAACTGAATCGCTTAAAATTTTATTAGTTGTTGGGTCATAAAATACAGGTATTGGTAGTAATGCATCACTATCAGTACCAGTTACAAATCTTGAAACTCTTCTTAAGAGTATTCCTTGTTGAAAAATAGATCCTCCTTCACTATTTTTTACTTCATTAGTGTTTTTCAGATCAATCTGAGGTTGTTGAACTTGTTGTTCCATAGTTATTTATTATTTATTAAATTTGAAATTAAACTCATTGCATTGATTTCTTTATCAATACGAAAATTTGCTTTATATTGATGATCATTTATTAGAATGGCAACTGTACCTTCTTTACCTGGAAGGTATTCAGATACTCTTTCATATAATGATTTAAATAGTTCATCAAAGTCATCTACATTAGCATCAGCTACAATTTGTCGAATAGCTTTAAAATCAGCTTTATCTTTTAGTTCGGCAATAACTTTATCTATATAATTAGATGATACTAGTACTGATTTATCTAAGTTCAACATACTATCTTGAGTAGATAGTTGAATAGTATTAATACATTTTCTTAAATCAGGATAATATTGTGTTACAATAGCTCCTAATTCATTCATTTCGAATCCTATACCTTCTTGATCCATAATCCAAGCTAGATGTTTAGCAACATCTTTTTTAGTTGGAGGTACAATTTTAAGTACTTGGCACCTAGATTGTAAAGGATCAATAATACGTTCTACATAATTACAAGTTAAGATAAACCTAGTAGTTCGCGAAAACGTTTCAATGATATTACGGAGCGAAGCTTGCGCTTGAATAGTAAGAAAATCAGACTCATCCAAAATAACAATCTTAAGTGGCTTAAACGAAGCCACACTAGCAAAGCTTTGTACTTTATCTCTAATTGTTTCAATACCTCTTTCATCCGAAGCATTAATATAAATGCTGTCACAATCAAGATTTTGTACAATGAGTTTAGCAAGAGTTGTTTTTCCGGTTCCAGCAGGTCCATAAAATATTAGGTTTTGAATATCATTCTGTTCTAAATATTTAGATATAGACTTCTTAATATTCTCATTACCTACATAATTTTCTAATTTATTAGGTCTATATTTTTCTACTAATAAACTATTGGTCTGGGTCTGAGTATTCACCATATATAGAATATGTTTTAATTGGTTCAGGTTTAATTTCAACTTCTTCAGCTGATATAGCATATAATTTACTACTTAAAGGTTCTAATCTATAATGACCAGCAAACCCTGTTTTTCTCATATACGCTTCTAATGTATCAGTCAAACTAGTATGAATTTTACCATTAGGTTCATCTGCTAATTGCCATCTATCTCCTGGTGGAACACGATTAGCAATTAGCACATTTTCTTCTAATAATTCTGTTTTAATTTTATCTGCCATAATATACGAAATTATTTTACATCATCCCCATCATTGATGGATCCATTTGAGGTTGATTTGATTCTTCTTTAGGTTCATTTACTACAGTACATTCTGTTAGTAATACTGTACCAGCTACTGATGCTGCATTTTGTAATGCTGTTCTTGCTACTTTAGTTGGATCAATAATACCTGCTTCTTTCATATTAACTTTTTTAGCAGTTTTAATATTAAATCCAGTCCAAGCATCATTACCAGAATTAACTAAATTATCAGCCATGATTCTACCATCAACTTCATCCCATCCAGCATTTACTAAAATTTGATTAAATGGTTTAGCACATGCTTCAACTACAATTTGAGCTCCTGTTGTTTTAGCTTCTAAACCAGATGAGGCATACAATAAAGCTGTCCCACCTCCTGGTATTATACCTTCTTCAATAGCAGCTTTAGTTGCATGTAATGCATCATCAACCCTATCTTTTTTCTCTTTCATTTCAGTTTCAGTATTTCCACCTACATGAATAATAGCTACTCCTCCGACAAATTTTGCCAACCTTTCTTGGAGTTTTTCCGTTTCGAACGGTGTTGTTGCTTTGTCGATTTGTTGTTGTAATTCTTCAATACGTGCTTCAATTGATTCAACTCCTCCTTTTCCATCTACTATTGTTGTTTGTTCTTTTCCTACAGTTACTGTTCTTGCTTCACCAAACCATTCCCAACTGAATTTGTCTAGCTTCATTCCTTTTTGTTTGTCAAATACTACACCACCAGTTGTAATGGCGATATCTTCTAAAACTAATTTTCTTCTCTCCCCAAAGTCAGGTGCTTTAACAGCACATACCTTCATTGTACCTCTCATTTTATTAACAATAAGAGTTGCTAATGCTTCATTATCAATATCTTCAGCAATAATTAAAAGTGAACGTGCTTGGGATGAAACACCTTCTAGAATAGGTAATAGATCTTTTACTTGTGTTATTTTTTGATCTGCAATAAGAATAAAGGGATTATCCAATACTGAAGTCATTGTATTATTATTTGTAACAAAATAAGGCGACTTGTAACCTCTATCAAACTGCAACCCTTCAACAGTTTCTAAATAGGTTTCTCCTGTCTTTGACTCTTCAATATGAACAACCCCTTCCATTCCAACTTTCTCAATAGCAGTAGCAATGAGTTTACCAGTTTCAGGATCATTATTTGCTGAAATAGTAGCAACTTGTTCTAATTGCTCTTCACCTGAAATATCTTCTGCTATTTGAGTTCTGAGGTTATCTACTACTTGGTTAACTGTAGCATCAATATCTCTTTTAATTTGAACTGCATTTTCATTATTATTTAAAGCTGTTAATCCTGATTTAATCATTTCTCTAGCTAATAAAGTAGAAGTAGTAGTACCATCTCCTGCTTTTTCAGCTGTTTTAACTGCAGCTTGTTTTACTAATTGAACTCCTAATTCTTGATTTGGGTCTGATAATGAAATGGATTTAGCTACTGTAACCCCATCTTTTGTGGATTGTGGAGCTCCCATTTCATTAGCTATTACTACGTTTCTACCATTAGGACCTAACGTTGATACTACTGCATCTGCTAGTATATCAATTCCTTTTACTAAATTGGTTCTTGCTTCAGAACCTAAAATAACTTGTTTACTCATATTAAATATCTGTTAACATTTCTTTTTCTTCTTCACTTACTTTTGTTTCAGCTAATACATCTTCTACACTTACTGTAGGTGTAATTTTAGCTAATATTTGGTTTTCAGGACCTACATAATATTCATCTCCATTATAAGGTAATTTAGTAAATCCCATAGTAGGTAATACTACTTTATCTCCTACTTGAAGAATAGTACTTATAAATTCACCTGTAATAGTAGGTTTTCCAGGTCCAACAGCAATAACTTCACCCATTTCATTTTTTTCATTACCTAAATCAGGTACAATGATATTACCGTAAGTTGTTTCTTCGTTTTCAATCGGTTTAACTATAACCGCATCAAATAGTGCTTCTAAGGCCATCTGTATAATTTTTAATATTAGATTCTATTGTTTTAAATTCACTTAAAAACTCACTAAGATTATCATAATCTGTTCTTGTATGTAGTTTACATTGAGTGACTTTTTGAAGTGCTTGTTTGAATTCAGGATAATAACCCTGTGGTTTTGTGTATTCTTTTCCTTTACCTTTGGATCTAAAATGATCAGCATTTGGAGTAATCCTTTCCATTACTGTGTAACATACTTCATCTCTAGTAATGAAATAAGGTTCCATTGAAGGGTCGGAAATTGTTGTGATTGATTTTGCTTTTCTAGCCATATAACTTTAATTTAGTGTAACATAAATATACGAAAAACAATGTGCTAGGACACATATTTTTAATAAAACTTATTACTTAATTTTGATAGACTTTGGTTTAGCTTCTTCAGCAATTGGGATAAAAATGGCTAAAAGTCCATTTACCAATTCAGCAGTTGCTTCACTTAAATCAAATTTAGGAGCTATCTTATATCCTAAATTAAATGATTTTTTTGATAACCCATTATAAATTGTACCTTCATGAAATTCTTCAGTTTCGGGTTTTTTATAAGAGATTTTCAAAATATCCCCTTCAATGTTGATATCAACTTCTTTTTTAGTTAGTCCTGTACAGGCAACTTCAAAATGAAGTCCTTTATCATCATAAAAGATATTAACGGGATGTGGTTGTTTGGATTGTAGTGC